ATGGTGGATTCTTTTCAAAAACACGGTACATGTTTTCTGGCTTAATCCAACCAATAAAAATAACTTCATTCAAATTAATTGTATAAGATAGCTGCCAATCTTTGTATTCAGAATCAAAGATTTCATCGAAATAGGACATATGTGCCCTAGGAACATTGAAATTAAATGTAAGTTCCTGTCCCTGTACTACAACATTGTCCCAAGTATCTTTTGCCCCACCGTTATATGTCTGTTCAACAGGTTCCCATCTACCTTTGTATATTTCATACACGTTTGTTGAAGCTTGATTACCAGACGTGTAAATGTTAACTTCATGAAGTAGTTCATGTGAATCACGGTAAGAAAAATAATATCGGTCGTAAGTAAATGGCATACTGTTTGATTTAGTTTGAATTTCTCATTCTTCTTTCTACTTCTTTAACAATGTAGTGGATGTCGGTGCCTCTGGTAACACCTTCAACAGTAACGTTTATTTCTTGGCCATTTCCCGTAAATTTCCCCAACTTATTTAAAGGTATTACAGTTTCACCACTTGTAAGCATTGCAGGGAAGGAATCGTTTGGAAAACCAGCAGGAACCATTCCGCCCGTTGCCATACCCGTAGCCTTTTTCTTTGCGGAAGTCAAAGAATTTAATAATAGGGCAATCCCACCAATGGCTAAAGCAACACCGACAAAAGGAATCCATGAAGTGGAACTAGCTGCCCCAGCAATTGCCGCTTCTGTGGAGGCGGCTGCTTTTGTTGTTTCTGCGGCTGCTGCGGACAATGTAACAGGAATTCCAGCAGCGGTAACGGCTGTTTTAGCAGTTTCAGCAGCAGTTGTCAATTTTGTAAGTTGAAGTACATCTTTTATTATTCGTATAACTGTTCCGACGCCACCTATAACATCACTTATCACTTGGAAGGCTTGTTGAAATCCTTCACCCATGTATTTTCCTATTTGCTGGGCAAGTGTTGAAAGATCACGGAATAAACTTCTCCACGCATCGACAACTTTTATGTTATCCACAGTTTTTTGTTTCATTTGATCCATCAGTTCTAAATACTGTCTTACCGTGTTTAATTGTTCCGGTGTCATCAACGCCACCATTTCGGGAGCAGTTAACTGATCTAAAGCATTTTGAAGAACTTCGACATCTTTAGCGGTTTTGTCATACTTACTTCCTAAAAGTTCCGCATTTTTAGCATTTGCCAGTAATTCATCGTTCACAGCCAAAAATGTCATATCAAATATACGTCCAAAACGTTCTGTTTTAGGAATAATAGAATCGTACACTTCTGTTAAGTTGATTCCAGCGTTACCCACACCACGAAGTCCTATTGGTTGAACTGGGAGTTGATCTCTTCTTAACATTTTTTGAACAACTTCACCGGAACGATCAGGTAGTGTGGAAACACCGATCCCTTTTGACAAATTGGTAATGTCGATACCAGTTATTGCTTTCATCACAATTGTTGCCATATTCTTTGCATCTTCCCCAATGTCGGACATTATTTTTTTACCTAAGTCCCCAAATGAAACAAGACCCTTTTCACTTTTTTCAAAAGCCTTGACAATATCAGAAGCAACTAGCCACAATTTTGTTTTTGCTTCTTCTGCATTTGTTTTTAGTTCCTCTAATTTTTTCAGTTCTTTTGGATCAAAATATTTAGCAGTGTGTACTTGTCGATCTGCTTCTATTATTGCTACTTGCCTTTTATAAATCTCTTCCAGAATCGGTGCAATTTTTCCATAAGCCTTGTACAGTTCTTCACTACTTGACGCCTTAGACATTTGTGCGATTAAGCTATTGTATTCTTTTTGTTTTTCAATAATACTTTTTTGCATGTCCTCTATTGTCCCGAACCCCAAATCCTTTGGAAGAGTGCTTGTCATTCTTCCGGCATCTTCAAGTGATTTGGCGTAGGCTTCCCATTGTTTTTGTACTTTTTCAGGATTAGCGGAAATAAGTTTATAGATAGATTCACTCATTCCTTGCATAAAACTTTCCCAACTAAAATCCTTGATTGCTTGTACAAGCATGTCCCAATTCTTCCAAGTGTAGTAGATAGCGGCTGCTAACAATAAAAATTGAGTAACCACAGAAAGTAACGATGTTCCAGTTAAAATGGCAATGAAACTTGTGGCAAAAGAAACAAGTTGTCCAAAAACAATGGATAACGGTCCGGCAACTGCGGAAATAGTTGTAAATAAGATGATTGTTTTTTGTTGGGACTCAGGTAATTTGGAAAAACTATTAGCTAGTTCATTCACAAAAGAAGCAAACTTTGAAATAAGACTCATGACTGGTCCTTTAAGAACATCACCAAACTTAATCAAAGAGGCTTGCAAACTGCCCATTGTTCTGTTCCATTTATCCCCAACTGTACCGGAAACATCTTTTATACCGTTCCCTAGAGCATTTGCTGAATTTTTAGTAGAATCTAAAACACGTTTTAAATTTTCAAAATTCGGTCCCATCATGTCCAAGATTGGAAGTAATGCCCGAATATTTGTGAACACATCACCTAAGACTGTGACATTTTTTTCATATGCTTCTGAATTTTCTATTACGTCTAATGTATTTCCACCTATCATTGTTTTTAAGGTTTCCAACATTTGTAACATTCCACCTTCTTTTAAATCTTTCCTTAATTTTTTGAAAGAAATTCCCAATTTTTCCAAAGCGTCTTCTGAACGTGGTGGAGCCTGTATAAGTGTTGTGAACAAACGGGCTAATTGAGTGGAAGCTTCGGAAGCACTTTTTCCAGTTAAAGTCAATGAAGCTAAAGAACCAGCAACTTCATCAAATCCAACCCCTAATTGAACGGCTAATGGGAGCACATGGCCTATGACACGAGTGAGTGCATCAGCTTCCCCTTTACCTTCACGAACAGCAGCCACTAGAATATCAGTCGCCTGCCCAGCGGTTATCATTTCTTTTCCATACGCATTGATAACACTGGTAAGAGCATCAGCAACAACTTTTGTATCACCTAACCCAATTCTGGAAGCATTCGCAGATTTATTCAAAATGTCCATTGCTAAAGCAGTGTCTTTTATACCGGAAGAACCGATAAAATAAAGACCTTCCCCCAATTCTTTTGGGCTTCTACCAACTTTACTTGTCAAATTCAATAGTTGATCTGACATTTTTTGAACTTCTTGTCCTGTAAAACTGGTAAGTGCTGCGATTTTCCCCATAACTGTTTCAAATGCTGCAAATGTTTTTACAGAAGTCCCAGCTAATAGGGTAAGAGGTACTGTTAGGTATTGCGTCATCAACGTACCAGTCAACATCATTTGCGATCCCAGATTACGAAAAGACGACTGCATTGCTGCGTTAGACCCAAGCACTTGAGATTCAAATCTTCGCATATTGGTAGCTGCTCTGGACAGTCCGGCAGTATTTACACCTAACAGTACTTCTAATGATCCTATATTCATTTTCTAGGTTTTTTAGTTGTTCGTGATTTTTCTTCTAAAACCTTTTTGTTGTGCTCTTCCGCAAATGCTATCCAGAATTGTTTTATTTCTTCTGGGGACATTTCGGAAGTATCTTCTTTTATTCCCGCCCAATCTGGGACAAAATCTTCAAACTTGAAATGTTTAGCGTGTTTGTCACCAGAAAACCCAATTGCGATATTGTGAAGAGTTGTCATCAAATATGCAAAGTAATAATCAAATCTACGGGAACCTATCGGTTGAATACGATTAAATGCTTCCCATTCTGTTATCTGCTTTGCACTTAATACTTCTAAAAGGGCATCTGGATGTTCATATCCCAACGCAAGGCATAGTTCAAATTGAAATTGTCGTGCTGGACGGGCTATCAGTTTTTTACAATTTCCTCACGGTCTTCTTCTGTGATGGCATTCAACCGTTGTGCCACATCCACAATCTTTTCAAGTTTGGAGGCACTGATGTTCATCGAAAGTTCCAAATAATCATTTGGCTTGAACAACAATTCACCTTCTTCGTCACAAATACACACAACTGCCAGTTTTGCCCGATAGTCGTCCAAGGTAACATCGTAGGAAACGCCTTTTCCTTTTCCAGACTGTTTAACCTGTGACATTTCCCAAATACTTTTTTCGTGGGCAGTCATTTGGCGAACGAATACATACTCATCCTGTGCTTCATCAAGCACCACTTTTTCTTTTTTCAGTTCTTCTTTTGTAAGTAACTGTGCTCTGTTTAGTAATCCCATTTTGATTAAATTTTAAAAAATTAATAATAATTCTTGATTAGAATATTTGTTTTATTATACTCCAGAACCAGCAGAACCGGATGTTTGGTCAATTGTAACCAGCCCAGAAACTTTAATGGTGATTTCAGATGTGACAGCGTCATCAAATTTTACATTGATTGGCAAGTCCTGAACATATCCACTAAATTCGATTGATGTACCATCTGCCAAAT